ATCAATCGTTAATACTATTTCTAATTTATCATTTAGTATATGCCAACATCTTTGTTTTGGAGTAGCACTCGCTGGCAAAAAAGAAGTAATAGAGACTATTTCGGCCCATAATTCAGGATTGTTTTTTCTAACCACCGCGTTGCTCCGGTGTTGTTATATCCGTTTTTGTATCCTGATAAATATTGTTCTATGGATGAACGTATGGTATAAATATTCATGCTGATGTTTCCTTTTGCTAGCATTAGAGTAGTTGGAGATGGCCGTCTCGCGAACTACACTTTTATTTAGTCCGTTTTCATTGACTTCTTAAACATAAAGATATATCATAATAATATGACTGATTTAACATCACGGAAGGCATACTACGAAAGAAAGAGAAATGGACAAGAAGAACTTAAGTAATAATGTATATGGTCCGAATGGGGAAATTAACCAAGCCTTATTTTTGCCAGCAGTCTCGTCTTTCTTCATTGCAGGCTTAGGCAAGCAGCGGGAAGGTGAACAATATTTTGACGCAGCGAGAATACCTGCTGCGTTCAACGGTGATGTTGAGAAGTTAAACTTTCTAAATGGTAAACAAGGCTTGTACACCTACAAGTGGGGACTCTATTCTGCTGGTCACGCTAACCTAGATATCACGAAGGATGATCATAACGAATCAATCATTCGTAAGCGTGATCGCAAGAACACGTTTCTTTTAGCAGATTCAGGTGGATTTCAGATCCTAAAGTGCCAGTGGCCTGCTGATTGGAAAGACCCCAACTGCCCCCGTGCCATGAAGAAACGCCGGCAGGTATTGAAGTGGATGGATGACACTGCTGACTACGGTATGTGTCTGGATATCCCTTCACAGTCGTTGACAACTTATCACATCCAAGATAAGAAGACCGGTACGTCTGCTCATGGTATCAGCACGATTGAAGAAGCAATCACTGCAACTCATATCAATAACGAGTATTTCGTCGCTAATCGTGATGGTCGTTGTAAGTTTCTGAATGTATTACAAGGTCGCAATCATAAGCAATCTGATGATTGGTATGAAGAGATGAAGAAGTATTGCGACACCAATGTCTATGGTGACAAAGCCTTCAATGGTTGGGCTTTCGGAGGACAGAATAAGATTGATGTCCACTTAATGCTCAAGCGTCTGGTAGGTATCATCCATGATGGTTATCTTGAAGAAGGTAAACACGATCTTATTCACTGCCTTGGCACTTCTATCATGGAATATGCTGTAATCTTCTCTGATATACAAAAGGCTATCCGTAAATATCACAATCCTAAGTTCCAGATCACATTTGACTGTGCTTCTCCGTTTTTTGCTGCTGCTAAAGGTCTTGCTTATAATAATAACACATTTGAGCATGACACTAAGTGGAGTTATTCAATGGAGAAGACTGCCGAAAATAAAGATTATGCAACTGATACACGCAAGTTTAGTGATGCTGTATTGCAGGACGGCATTCATAAGGTATTCACCGATAGTCCGGTGACAGACCTAATGGTGATGAAGGACCTTTGCTACCGAGGAAAAGGATTCTTAGGGCAACACGGCAAGGAGACCAAAACAAGTTGGGATACACTCAGCTACACTCTCATCCAAGCACACAATGTGTATCAACACATAATTGCAGTTCAAGAAGCTAATCGCAGATATGAACAACGCATCCTACCCCGAATGACCTTTCATCCTCTAGATGGTTATACTTTTGGTGAAGTAGTTGACAAAATATTTGCACTTAAGGATAGACAAGCGAGCCTAGACATGATAGAGTCATATAGTAAGTTTTGGACACAGATGAAAGCAGGTCAAGGATTCTCAGGTAAAAAAACGATCAATGCATATTCACAATTTGACGAACTATATTGAAGGATTAATTATTGAAAATGACCCGTGACTATTTGCGAATGATATCCATCCTAGAAGTAGAACTCTCTGTCCTTGATGCACAGATTGAATCTGGAATGGGCACTTCACAGGATTTAGGAAGACATATGCTCATTAGAGAGCAAATTAGGGAATTAAAACACTTGCATAATCGGTTGGAGTATGATACATTTGAATCATATGAATACGATGAATGAGGATATCATGTTAGAACAACAAGCACAGGCACAAGCAGAAAAGCGTCAACGCATTAAAGATAAAGCAATGCGTACAATTTTTGTAAAATTTCAAAAAGAAGGTATTCATAAGTACCCGGCAGCAGCAACAGACCCAGCACTTGCTACAGGTGATGAGTATGATGTTAGCTTTTTAGCTACTCCACATCGGCACATATTTCATTTTGAAGTGACGATTGAAGTAGAACATTCGGACCGAGCAATTGAATTTATTCAATTTAAGAGATGGCTAGAGAATCAATATTCTCAAAACATTCTTTTATTAGATTATAAAAGTTGTGAGATGATTGCGGAAGACCTATATGAAGTAATTGCTACGCGGTACCCCGATAGAACAATTCATATTGAAGTAAGTGAAGATAATGAAAATGGAGCAAGATTGATGTTTACTGCCTCATAAAGGTCTTGTAATGTAATAGAACATTTAGTTCTTTTAGTTCTATTTGCTTTCTTAGGTAGCAATTCTAAATTCATATAATGTCCTATTACTTCAGGTGGTATTCCCTGAATAAATCCTTCAGTTTTACTAAACTTATGATCTAGCTCATACTCGCTTCCTCGTATGAGATTGTCTGGATTAATTTGATCGTGACAATGCTTCCAACTTAAATTAGTATAATTAGTAACTTGTTCTTGGTACAACTCCCATTGAGTTTTTAATTCTTTTGGAGTTGCTAATCCTAGTTTAATTTTAGTGTTAGATGCTTGTTTATATGACTCTGGATTTCTTCTTTGGGCCTTTTCTGTTTGTAGATTTTTTGCCGAATCAGTATGAGCCTTGTTGAACATCGGATTTTTGTCACCGTAATGTCCTCCACGCTCTTTTACTTTTTTAGAAATCTTTTCGCCTTTGGCTCTAACCCACTCTAAATCAGTGTGTAACTCTTTCAATCTTTTATTACCAGACTCACTCATTTTCTTCATATGTTTTGTACGGTCTTCTACTGTGGTGCGTTGTTTTCTACTATTTTCTGCTTTCTCAATAAAACCAGAACATTGAGTAATTTTCTCAGTACAACGGGCAATCTTAGTATTAACACTCACCCAATTAGCTTGCTTACCGCAATAAAAACATATATCATTGCATGTGGGGTTGAATATTTTAGGCATAGTTCAATCTCTCTTTCATCATGTATTTATGCCGAAACAACAATTTTACAACAACATCGCTATTTAAAGGAAAACTAAAATGGTAAATCAGGAAGTGAAGTCAAATCCCCGCGTCATCCGTATCTTTGATGACCTTGACGAATATCGTAATTTTTGTAGGGATTACGGTTACAGGTTTGATGAGAAGGATCTGTATAACTCTAAGAGTTATGTTTACAGGCAATTTCAGAAGTTGCTCTCAGGGAAGCCTGCAAAGAATCAGTGGGAGATTGATCTGGCTAAGTTTAAAGAAGAAGCTGCTATGGCTCCAGTGAGTCGCAGGCGCGCATAATGAGAAAATTATGGTATTGTGGTTTAGAGCCTTATAATGCTCGTTACACGCTTCAACTGACTGATTGGAATACTGAGGTATTTGATCGTCGCGGCATTGATTATGTCATTGTGCCAGGCGATACGCTTGATGATAGCAAGGCCATCGTGACTGGTCAAGTGCTTGATGCTCATGGTCGCTCGTATTATAGCCTAAGCCAGATGATGCGTCTCGTGAAGTTGATGCGTTGAAAGCAGAAAACGAACGACTGTTTGCCTCTATGCTTACTATGGCATTAGATGAAGAAGTAAGAAAGGCTAATGAGAAATAAATGTTTTAGGCATACGGCGTATGTAAACATTAGCTCTTGGAATGAATCCATTTTTCTTTTGTATACAGACGCGAATAGTTTCCCAGTCTTTTCGTTCTAATCGCGTAAGAACATTTACCTTACCTTTGATATATTCAACAGTTCCGTCAGCAAACTTTAATTCATAATACCACATGGCATTCAATTTCATAGATTCTGATTTGGGTATGCCTAATCTAACTTTAGACATACGCTGTTTTGTGATGTCAGACGCAGGAGCAATGTTATAAAAATTAGACCCGCCGTTATGAGCATTGATCCACATAGGATTAGATCTTGCGTCTATCTTATGGAGGAATCTAGATTCCCATTCTCTACATTCAGAAACTGTAGTAAAAGTTTTACGGATACTAACTGTAAAAGCATCAATGCCGTCTTGTGTAATAAGTTCTTTGACCTTTTGAGACGAGGTAAAATACTTTACCCAAAGATCCGTGGGTTGACAATGTTTACTATATCTGGACCCGTAATAACGCAAACCAGAAGGTATGTGAGTAATGATGTAAGTATATGGGGTGCGATCTACCGCTGTATAAATATTCACGCTGATGGTTCCTTTTCAACTGTTAGAGCCGGTGGATACTCCAATATCGCGATCGGCACTTTTATTTATCAAAACATCTTGTGTATATTATCTAAATATGCTACAATAAATCATACAAGGAAAAATTAATGAGAAAACTCTTTTATGTAGGACTTGAATCCTACAATTCACGCTATACACTACAACTCACTGAGTGGAATAAGCGTGTTTTTGATCGACGAGGATTAGATGTAGTGTATATAGAAGGTGAAACCTTAGATGACACTAATGCTATTTCTGTAGGGCAGGTGTTAGATGCTCACGGTCGCTCATATTTTAGTATGAGTCAAATGATGAATCTTGTCAAGATGATGAGAAATGGAGAAGTTACAAATGAAGATGTTATCTATTTTGAAGATATGTTCACCGTCGGTATCGAGAGCTTACCTTACATTCTTGATCAGGTTGATCCCAGCAAGCGTCCTCGTATTTTTGTCCGCTGTCTAGCACAGACAATTGATCCTGATGACTTCGTTCATGTTTGGGGTATGCAGAAGTGGATGGGTGACTATGAGAAGATGGTCAATGGGTTTGTGACTGGT